CTTATGATGAAACAAAGCCCCAAAACTTACATCCCAGATTACGGCAAAAAAACTAAAGAGTGGTATAATACAATACTTAAAATAGGAGAGAGCGATGTCGATGAAGAAGAAGATGATTTTACCTCTATTAGCGCTAAGTACCGCAGCTCACTCCAGTGAGTTAGACAACTTAGTTAACACGTCGTCGGCTATTGTAAGTCAAATTGATAAAGGTATCGCGTATGTGGGTTCTGCCACTGAGTATTCTCATCTTGGTACTGCTATGTCTGATGGCAGTGTTTCAGAGTCCGCGCATATTACCTCACAACAGATCCAAGCATACAATGATGCTCTTAGTAATATGGCTAATTACATGCCTTATGGCGATGTCCGCGCTGTCTTAAACGAACGTGCTGTAACAGAACTAGAGCTTATGGACACGGCTATTGACACGTTTACAGAAGCAGTTGTAGAGATGGTGCAGGTTGTAGAAGTAGCTGAACTGGCAGAAACAGCGGCTACCCCCGATGAAGAAGCTGCGGTACAAGAATTCGTGTCTAACAACCAAGAAGTGCTAACTATTAGCCAAGAAGAAGTCACTGAGTATAATCAGTCTATAGATGACATTGAGACCCATGCTAACAACGCTACGGCATTTATTGCGGTTGCCGAAAACACTGCGGCGGTAGATTTCTTGCAGCAGGGTGCAGAGAATAACAATACTACTGCGGAGCAAGCTGTAGTTACGTATTCAGCTAACAACCAGTGGGTAAGTATGCAGTGGGCTGGGACTAACAATGCTTCTGCTGTATACCTAAACGGTAACGATAACTTTGGTCTAGATGTATATGCTACACAAGCGGAAATATTAGTTGCGGGTCAAGAGTCTGAGTTTTATTTAACTGGCCCTACTGCGCAAGGATATAACTGCTTTATGTATGGAGATTGTAATTATGAGCCTTGAGTCTAGCGAACTGACGATTGGCGGTCAGACGTTTAAAGGGGCTTGGATTGCTGTAGTATTGGCTATTGGTTCTACTATTGGTGGTGGGGTATGGACTGCAAGTAGTTTGTACTCTAGACTAGAAGCTGTAGAGGCGGTACAAATACCGAACATAGTACCCCTAGAAGAGAAGATATTACTTATTGAGCAAGAGCTTACCGCTAATGATGTGTCCAAGTTGCAGGGTAAACTAGCGGAATTAGGTACTAACTTAGTAACTATTAAAGACCAACAATCGGGACTGTTACTTATAAAACAACAAGTTACTGATGTAGAGAAGTCAGTAACAGAGATGCAAACTGTTGTTCAGAAGGCAGAGATGGTTGTCAAGGCGGTAGAGAACTTTGACGGTGATATAAAGGTTTTAAAACGTGAAATACAAGATTTGTGGGACGGTATGGACGAGTTATACAACCCACTGAAGTGAGGTATATATGTTGCAACATCTTATAGGCCCTATAGCTAATATAGCTGGGGGCTACCTAAAAAACAAAGCGGAAGAGAAACAAGCTAAGCATAAAGCCAAAATGAAGGTCATTGAGAATGATGGTGAGTGGGAATCTAAGATGGCTGATGCCTCTGCCCATAGCTGGAAAGACGAATTTTGGACTATTGTGCTTTCAGTGCCCATCTTTATGATTGGATATGCTATTGTGGTTAACGATATAACAGTAATAGATAGAGTTAAGGAAGGGTTCAGTGCTCTTGCCGGTTTGCCTGAGTGGTACCAATACTTGCTGTTTATCGCCATATCAAGTAGCTTTGGTGTTAAAGGTGTTTCTAAACTAATGAGTCTAAGAAAATGAATTTAAAGTATTTTAAAGTAGAAGATTTTAACTGTCAGGAAACTGGTGAAAATGAGATGTGCCCTGACTTCTTACAGAAACTTGATGCACTGCGTGAAGTGTGTGGGTTTCCGTTTATTGTAACTAGTGGGTACAGATCGCCTAAACATAGCATAGAAGCGGCAAAAATCTTTGGTGGCAAACCTGCAGGAACACATGCACAGGGTATTGCTGTTGACATTAAAGTAACGGGTGGTGCACAGCGTATGTCTATTATACGTAACGCTTCTATTATGGGCTTCAATGGTATTGGGGTTGCTAAAGGTTTTGTACATGTTGACACGCGAGAGACTACCCCAGTAGCTTGGAAGTACTAATATGCCACTTAATAAAGTCCAGTTTAAACCCGGTATAAATAAAGAAATAACTAAATATACCAACGAGGCCGGTTGGAGCGACTGTGATAAAGTTCGTTTTCGCCAAGGCTACCCTGAGAAAATTGGTGGCTGGACTAGACATGGTGGTAACACATTTACAGGTGTTTGTAGATCGCTACATCAATGGACTAGTCTTGCGTTTGTAAAGTATACTGGCTTAGGTACTAACGTTAAGTTCATGGTAGAAACAGGACAAAACTATTATGATATAACTCCTTTACGTACTACTGTTACTTTGGGTGCTAACCCTATAACTACCGCTAATACATCTACTTCTGTGACTGTTGCGCATACTGCACATGGCGCTACTTTAGGTAGTTACGTAACGCTATCAGGGGTATCTGGCACTATAAATAATGTACCCGCATCAGACTTAAACAAAGAACACGCCATAACAGAAATAGTGGACGCTGACTCATATAAGGTAGTAGTGGCTACTACAGCTAACGGAAATGGAGCTGGAGGTGGTAGTTCAGTAGTTGCTGCATACCAAATAAATGTAGGGCCGGACTTTCAGATACCAGTAGATGGTTGGAGTTCTTCTCCTTGGGACGATGGTACTTTTAATGGCGGTAATGGTGGGGCAGAGTCTCTACGTTTGTGGAGTCAAGCTAACTACGGGGAAGACTTAATTATTGGGCCTCGTGGTGGTGAGATGTACTACTGGGATACAAGTGCGGGCACAGGAACAAGAGCAATACCACTAAAGAATGTACCTAACAATGGAACAATTGCGCTGTCACAAACATCCACAGGTATAGCTAACAATTCGTATGCTTTTATAACTAGTATAGATGCTGCGGTTGGGGCAAAAATACGTGTTGGTGCGGTGGTAACATGCACTACAGCAAATAGAATCCCCGCAGGCACGACTGTATTATCTATATCCGACAATCTCACCGTGGTGAACATAAGTGCAAACCCAATAAACTTTACGGGCAGTCAGTCGGCTACTTTTAATTTTGATAGTGATCCTATATCAGTCACTAAAGACTCTAAGGCAATAACGGTGTTCGACCCTACGTTAGAGTTTAATTATATGGTTGGGCAACATGTTACCATAGCTGGAGCTACAACCGTAGCGGGTATTACTGACACAGTTATAAATACGAGACATAAAATCGCTACGGTAGACTCTGCGAGTAACACTTTCACTGTAGATGTAGCTGGTGCGGAGCCTGCAAGTTCTACAACTTCTGGGGGTGGAGCTTCTGTAACTGTACAGTATGAGTTATCCGCTGAGGTGCCAGTAGTACAAGATAGTTTATTAGTTTCAGACGCGAGTCGGTTTACTTTCGCTTTTGGGTGTAACGCGTTTGGAGATGCTACAGAAACACAAAACCCATTACTACTACGTTGGTCAGACCAAGAAAACGCTTATGACTGGCGACCCCGTTCAACCAATCAAGCAGGAGATTTGCAGTTATCGCAAGGTACAGAAATAGTGACAGCCATACAGTCACGACAAGAAATATTGGTTTTCACCGATTCTGCGCTGTACTCGCTGCAATATGTTGGTGCTCCAGTGGTATGGGGTTCTCAGTTGGTTGGGTCGAATCTGTCAGTAGCGTCATCGAAGGCCGTTGCGTACGCCAACGGAGTAGCGTATTGGATGGGCAAAGAAAAGTTTTACAGGTACGACGGGACAGTACAACCGTTACGTTGTGATGTTAGAAAGCACGTATTTGATGATCTAGATAAAGGCCAATACGAACAAGTATTTGCAGGCACATTAGAAGAGTACCACGAGATATGGTGGTTTTACTGCGATTCTCAACGTGTAGCGCCAAACAAGTATGTAGTATATAACTACTTAGAAGA